TAAGCCGGTGTAGTGATTATATTAAGTATTTGAAATTATCTGTATAAAAAATATAATTTTTTATAGAATTATATTTTTACGAATTTAAATTAGTTTAAATTATTCATCATCTTGAGATGATTTGTGGTTATTTGAAGAAGTATTTTTTCCACCACGTGCTTTACGATTACTTCTAACCAACATCCACTCCTCTCCCTCACGTGGACCAGTTCCTCTAACATGAACTGCTACTCGCTGAGCTTGACGGCGACCTTGAGGACGACGAGTATTATTACTATGAGATCTACGATCTACTGAATCATCGTCTCCTCCTTCACTAGAGGTCTTACGATTCTCATTTCGTGTCTCACACATTAGTTTACCTCCTCCACATCCACGGACGTCATTAGCCTGGTACTCATGTGCTCCGTCATCCATAGTCTGTAGAGTAAAACTAACGTACTCTCCCTGAACCAAATATTTATACTGTTCGGTTTCAGTAGTTACAGCAGAGTGATGAACAAATACATCTACACCATCCCATTTACTGTTATCTGTGGATACTACGGTTAAAAACCCGTAACCCGCTTTATTATTGAACCATTTGCAGCGACCCATAAGTTGGGATCCTGTACTCAAATCTGTGGAGCTTGCTCCTGTTGTATCATTGACTGTATCAACCATTATAATGTAGATTAGTACATTGTCTTTAAGTATTATTTTACAACTCATTTAGATTGACTTCAGTAACATCACGAGATTTTATCTCCCAATCTAAATTAATATTATTAACATTTTGTATTTCGTTATTATATATTTTTTCTAATAATTTATACAATAACGAATACTTGGGTGTTTCTGAATATTCTAAACCGTAACAATATTCTATGAAAATTTTCAATTCTAATGGTAGATCTCTGCATAACTCTTCTATTGTAGTATTACGCTTAACATCACCAATCTTCTTATATTTCTCTTCTTTTGTGGCTGCATCTAACCCTTGCCAAGGTAAAAATCCTTTAATAAAATAAATTAACATGTATCCCACAGATATTAAATCATCTCGTCTAGATGGTTCTATGCCATTATGAATATTTATACTAGCATATCTAACTGTACCTGTCATCTTTTTCTTATCCTTTTGTTTAATATGTTTACCCCTATCAATATAATTTTTTGATAAACCAAAATCAATTACATATAAGGTCTCGGGATCACTTTTACCCATTAAAAAATTATCGGGTTTAATATCTCTATGTAAAATACCTTTATTATGAATATATTCTATTCTTTCAATCATTTGCATTCCAAGCAAGCAAGAAGTTTTTACTGAGAACTTCTTTAATCTCTCCATATATGTATCTAAACTTACTCCTAATAAATCAAATACTACATAACTATTACTACCATCTACACCATACCATTTAACAGATGATATACCTGTATAAGGTGTTAAATGTCTACATATCTTAGCTTCATTCTTTAACAGTTTGTTTTTACCATTTAAGGACTCTATCTTAATTGCGACATCCTCATTTGATCGTATATTAATACCTTTATATACTACTCCAAATGATCCGCTACCAATTTTATTAGCAATCTTATATTTCCTCCCTATAATTGTACCTTCTTCACGGAAAAAAGACATTTAGTTTATATTAATATTATGTTTTAAACTATTTTTTACAAATATAAATATTTTAGAATATAATTGAAACATTTTAAACAGTTAAATACAAATAATATACAAACACAATGGTATTAATAGCACCTAATAACGCACCATCTAAAGATGAATATCCTGAACTATATGCTAGTGTAGAACACTATCCATTTGAACTCAGTACATGGCAATTATGGACCATACTCTCTTTAATGCAAGGTAAAAATGCTTTGACATGTGCACCAACTGGATCTGGTAAAACATTAGCTGCTGACTGGGCAATCAAATATTTTGTTAAAACAAAGGGTAAAAAAGTTATTTATTGTTCCCCCATTAAAGCTTTATCCAATTATATGAATGATGATTTTCAAAAACAACATCCTGATATATCATTTGGTATTATTACTGGCGACCAAAAAGATAACCCTGATGCAGATTGTATTATTTGTACTACAGAATGTTTGCGTAATTACCTATTTACTAGTGTGGATGATGCTGAAACTACTACATTAGATTTTAATATGAATATTCGTGATGATGTCGGTATTATTATTTATGATGAAGCACATTATTTTAATGATAAAGATAGAGGAGAAGTATGGGAATCATGTTTTATTAAACAACCTAATAATGTACAAATGTTGCTTATGTCTGCTACATTACATAACCCAGAAATCTTTGCTGAATGGTTAGAATCTGTAAGTGATACACAAGTATGTCTAGCCGAAACTCATGTAAGAGCTGTACCATTAGAACATAAAATGTATTTTGTAACACATCAATCCTTCTCTAAAAAAATTAAAGATAAAGCACTTATTAAACAAATTGAATCTGTAAATAATACTGTATCCATTTTAAAAGATAATACTACTACATTTAATGATGGTAATTATCATAAACTTAATAATATAATGAATGAATTGTCTAAAAATAATGTGTATATAAAACGTAATTTTGTACTCAACAAAGTTGTTGAATTTCTAAAAAATAACGAGAAATTACCGGCCATCCTATTTGTTTATTCTAGAAAAGGTGTAGAACATTTTGCTAAAGATATAAGTATTAATCTTCATACAGATCCAACCTATCCTAATATAGTAGCCAAAGTGTGTGGAGATATTCTTAGAGATAAACTACCTAATGCTAATGAATATATGTCATTATCTGAATACACTCAAATCCTAAGTTTACTAGAAAAAGGTGTTGGGATTCATCACGGTGGCATGTTACCGGTTTTTAGAGAATTGATTGAAAAAGTCTTTAAAATGGGATTCATCCAATTACTTGTTGCTACTGAAACATTTGCTGTTGGTATTAATTTACCATGTAAATGTACATTGTTTCCTAGACTAGTTAAATGGGATGGTAGTAAAAATCGCCTTCTTCAAGGACATGAATATATTCAACAGGCTGGTAGGGCTGGACGACGAGGTTTTGATACTATCGGAGAAGCTATTCATTTAGTTAACCTATTTGGTGATATGCCGTATTCTAATGATTATAAAGAGATGTTATCTGGTAAACCACAATCATTGGTTTCCAAATTTAGAATATCATTTGAATTCGTATTAAATATTGTAGATTCCGAAATAGATAATACAGATTCTGATAATATTTTAGGCTTTGCAAAAAATAGTATGATATCAGATGAAATATCTAAGGAACTAGCAGGTATTCAGATATCTATTGATAATAATCAAACTCTTCTAGAATCTAAAATTGATAGTATGAAATTTTGCAGCACATCTATTGAACTTTTAACTGAATATAAAGAAGGTCTTGAAAAATTGCCTTTCACTAAGAAAAAAGGTAAGAAGATACTTGAGAGACAATTAGATAATATCAAACAGTCTAATAAAATGTTTGATAAAGATTTTGATTTGTTTAAAAGTATTGACACTATTAAAGATTCAATCAAGAAATCTAAAAATCAATATTACAATACTGAAAGTTATATATCATATAATGTTGAATCTGTTTTCAATATATTATCATCTAAAAATTTTATTGACAAAAGTACTATGAAATTAACTGATTCAGGTATTATCGCTCATAATATAAAAGAAATTCACTCTTTAGCTATTGCGGATGTGATAAAATACTCTAATTATTTTGACTTATTTAATTCAGCACAAATAGCTGCTTATTTGAGTATATTTTCAAATATAAATGTTAAAGATGACTATAAAAAATTTTATCCCGAAGTAGAAAACCCTCATTTAAAAGATATTATTACATTTACTAAAACTTGTATTGAGGTATATGAAGATCTTGAAAATAAATATCAGGTATATACTGCTACTAATGGAGATTTAAATTATGATATAGTAAATTATGTACAACAATGGTGTGAATCTACCGAACCTGATGATTGTAAAAAAATATTATATAACTGTTTATATGCTACTGATCTATTTGTAGGAGATTTTATTAAAGCAATATTAAAAATTAATAATATAGCAAATGAATTAGATCGTGTTTGTGACTTAATTGGTAATAAAGTGGAACTTCAAAATAAAATTAGACAGATACCTAAGATTACATTAAAATTTATTGCTACAAATCAATCATTATATATTTAAAAAATATATGGTATAATTATATAAATATGTCTAACTCTAATCAAACTGATAATCTAGAAATTACTACTATTTCTAGAGATAACCCATACGTTCAATTAGCTGATAGTGATGAAGATAACAATAATTTACCTATTGTAAATGTTCCAACTAGTGCTATTTATATTAATGGTAATACTGCTGTAGCTATTCAAGTACCTACCGCAGTCGCAGAAAAAGCAATTAAAATACAATCTATGGGTCGTGGTATAAAATGTGTCTGTTATGTTGACCTCTTTTCAAATCTCTTTTTTATGATGTATGGATATCTTCTAGGATTTTTCTTTGCATTAGCAGCTCTATCTGGTATATATTCTACTTATAATCAATCGCGAAACATGTTATCTTGTTATTTAACTTATCAATATATTATGTGTTTTAGTAAATTTGTCACTATAATATTTTACGCTTCCATATTAGATCAAAGTAATTATAATAATTTTCAAAATTATTATCCTAATATTGAACTACCAAAAAATATACCAATTGCAATTAGTATGTCTGGACTGTTTTTTATTTTACAAACATATATAGCATTATACGTTAGAAAATATTATTATCTATTACCAAAAAATAATGCTGAAAAATTTGTTGTAGCTAGAGCCTTACCAATTCAAGTTTAATTACCAGTCTATAATATTAACTTTATTGAATATATCAGAATCTATAAATGCTGGATATTGTCTTAATTTTCTATAATATGAAAATGGTGAAGGATGAGAACTTATAAAAATTGTATGTTTTGTTTTATCCACATTCTCATCAACTAATTTAAGTGCAAATGCACCCCAAACAATAAATATAACATCACTACATTTATTGTTTATGATACTAATTATTTCTTTTGTAAAAGGTTGCCAATATTTCATATGAGAACCTGGTTTACCTTGTAATACACTTAATGATGTATTTAATAATAACGCGCCTTGTTTTGCCCAACTATCAAAATCTGGTTTTTTACCTAACACTTTCTCTATATTTCTCAAAGAAGGAGGATGCTTACAATTTTCATTTATATCAAAACATAACCCTGTGGCTTGATTTGAACCATGATATGGATCTTGACCCAATATTACTACTTTGGTATCTTGTATATTAAAATAGTTAAAACATCTGAATATATTCTCTCTACTTGGATATACATTGAATACACTTTCATTAGTTTCTTTATCTATAAAATCATTAAATTTAACTTCTTGTCCATCATCATATGTTTGTATTATATCTTTCCAATCTGTAGTCAAAGATGCCATAATTATTGATTAATAAATATTTATAATAATAATATCAATTTTACGTAAAATTGAATTTTTTTAAAAACTGTAATAATATATAAATTAAAATGGTGTTAATACGTATCATTCAGAGAATCACAAATAGATTTAAACAGAAACCTACTGAATTAGGCAGATGGAGTTTTCTTAAAAATGATGATGCTTTACAAAAACGTATTGACATGGCAAATATTGACCATTGTGGACCATGTAGTTTTGAACAAATATCTAAAGAAAAAAATGACAAATTTAACATATCAACCGGACGCACTGATGAAACAAAATCAAAATAATACTTTATTACATATACATGTGTAGCGATGATGTGGTATTATGACGTGGTGGAGATAAAGTTATTTTTAGATCTGGTAAATCAAGATTTATATGTCTAGGAATCAAGAATATATTATGTTGAGATTTTACTATTACAATTGTTTGTAATAGTAAAATAATTGTCATTAATGTTTGCTTTATCATTTTTGTTTTTATATTAAGTTTTTTTATAATAGAAATGCAATTTTCTAAATTATACTTTAATAAATTTAAGTTTCTTACTAGAATCTTTTACTAATCGCCCTTTTAATAAAGGTTTTATACCTGGTACTTTTACAGCCTGTTTATAACTATCAAGATCGTATACTTCTCCAGTCTCTTTTCTATATGCAAATTTCTTTCCTGAAATAGTAACCTCTTTTGCTTTCCAAGTAATTTTTTCTTTATTTATATTTGATACTTTATCAGATTCTTCACGTTCTAATGCTGGATAAAACGAATATTTATCTATTGAAGGTTTACTAATTCCATAACATACAATCGGTTCTTTTGAATCAGCTCTAGAGTGTAAATTACAATCCATTGCTGAGGATTTTATAGCCTTTAATATATTACCATTAATATCAGATTTAATATTTGATATCTCATGTAAAGCTTCATCACTTGTCAATGCTCTATCAGTTTTCTTACCCTTATCCTTTAATCTCAGTTCAATTGATTCATCACTAGTTAATTGTTTTTCTGAAAAGGTCATTAAATATAAAAATACCTCTACTGTTCTTAATTCTTTTGGTAAATCTTCATGACTACAAATACGTCTAGCTCTACCTATAACTTGTTCCATTCTCACTGGATGCCAATATGGTTCAACCACATGAACATATCGTGTATTCCTTAAAGATATACCTTCAGCGCCTGAGGCAGTAATCATAAATACTTTGATTACTTCACCCATCTGATTATTTGTAGCAATCTTATTTAATTCCCTAACAATATTATTAGGTACATATTCCCATGAACCATTATAAATATTTCTTATTATTTCTTTTTCTTCTTGATCTTCAGTTCCGGTGTATAATGCAAAAGTTGGTTTACCCTTATCTTCTTCTTTAATTTTTATCTCCCATTGCCCATTTGAACCTTTCTTTAATTTAAATTGAACAAATCCGTTGGCTTCCAATACTAATTTTAATACTCCAACTCCTTCAATAGTTCTAAATTGACTATATATTAAATGTAATCCTACATGTTCAGGATCTACAATATTCTCTAATATATTCAAAAATTTTGGACCATAAATAGACAATCCACCTGAACCATCTTTTCCTTCTGGAGTTAAATAATATTCTTCATTATCTTTTAAATCTGACATTGCTTTTAATATACTCTGTTGATATCTATCTTGTAGACTTTTCTTACTTAATGATTCTAAATCTTCTCTATCGTCTTCAGTATATCTACCATCTACATTTGCTATTCTTTCTTCTGCTGTAGCAGCATCTAATTCATCTTCATCTAATTTATTTTTAGCAACATCACTTATGATTTTTTCCATACCTTCAGAAAAGTCTTCAGCTGCCATTTTAATAGCTTCACTTCCAGGCATTGGTCTTCCTATTGGTCTTGGAAAAACAAAATTACAAAAAGCACGTGAAAATATTCTATATGTGGAAACAGAGTCATCATATAATTCACCATCTGGATTCTTCTTCGCTGCTTTCTTTTTATTGTTAGTTTCTTGTTTTCTCTCTGCTGCACGTGCTGCTTCATATATACCAAATTGGTATTCACTCATTTCAATATTAATAACATGAATATCTTTATCTTTATCAAAATCTGGCATCAAAGTTTCTTGTGCGCTTTTAAAATACGAAGATAAGCCTAAAATTCTTCTTTTAAAAATATTCTCATTAGTCATATTACCACTTGAATCAATAAACATTGCTTTAAATTGGTCTAATTGATCTGGTAAAGCTTTATACATATCTATTTTAATACCATGTCTCAAAATATCTATACCATTGCTTCCAAATGAACTACCTAGCTTAGATATTAGATCATCATCCGTTATTTGTCCTCTCTCACCAATATTTGCTACGCCATCATACTTCTTTTTACTGTAAACATTTACGAACCCAAATGGGTTTCTAGTGAAGGTTACTTGTTTAAATGATGGTTCATATTCTACAAAATCTATCAAGTTAGATAACACGTTATCTGATGCAATTATTGATTTAATTTTACTCTCGTCTACTTTGCCAGCAGTTTTAACATTGATAGGTACTGTAAATGTTTTAATATAACCTCTTAGAATGTTAAATAAAATTCCAATTTCATTAGGATAATTAATAATCGGTGTACCAGTTAATAAAACTATGCGACAATTTTCAGCAGTCATTAAGTATTCATATAATCTTTGATTTAATGAATCTGGTTTACCCATTTTATTTACAATTCTACTTACAAAATTATGGGCTTCATCAATTATCACTACTTTATTATCAAATAAATTTATCTCTCCGTTTGAAGTATGTTGATCTAATTTATCATTTCTTAATCCATTATAATTTATAAATTGGTATTTATCTCTAATCATTTCATTTAATTGGGTATCTAAGTTAATTCTATCATCTGTAGATAATGACTCGTAATTTGATGGCTTTCTTACATCAACTAACCATGCTCCTCTATTCTTTTTTATCCAACTTGATGAAACTGATAATACTGTTGAAAGATCATTTGCTAGAGCTACATTTATCTCATTAGTTCCTACACTTATAAACTCCCAAAACTGATTTTTTTTATACAATGAATCACCACATTTTTTCAATTCTTCTATATAATTACGTCTTAATGATGCAGGAGTCATAACTATAACATTTTTTGATGTTTTCATACCTTCAGCTATTGCAATAGATGAACATGTTTTACCAGATCCTAATCCATGATAAAGAAGTAACCCTCTATAAGGAGTATATAAATTCAAATAATCTCTAACAATTCTTTGATGTGTTAATAAACTAAATTCCTTTGCTTCTTTGCGAGATTCACAGCTAACATCCGCAGCATCATCTAACAAATCATCTCTATATTGAGAGAATAAAGAGTTGATAAATGTCATAAAAATTTCTCTATTATTCAAATAATATGACGAAGCTTTAATATTAACTGCTGCTGCTGGTTCGGGTAACCGTTTAGGGTCTATTAATACTCCTTCTATAAAATCTTCTTCTGGTACTTCTGCTATTACTGATAAATCAGGCTTATTTGTTTTTCTAATTAGAGTCAGTTTAGGTTTAGTTTTTGAACTAACATCCCCTGGAGTTGATATACTACCTTTTGTTATACCAACTAATTTAAGTTTCTTTCCCTTTTTTCGTTTTACCTTAACACCCTTCTTACTTTTTATAGAACTTGAATCTTTTTTAGGAACAACAGAAGGTCTCTGTGATACTGGTGCTGCATCTTCTCGCGATATTTTAGATACTACTGCTTTTGATGTTTCAAATCTAGACAACAAGACTTCTCTATTAGGCACAATCCCTTCATCTAATTTATTTATAATTTTTGTCTTAATTCCTACCTTTTGTTTTGGAGCACCTTTTACTCCAATCCGCACCTGTTCTTTTTGCTTAGCTTTCGGTTTATTTCTTAGTTTATCTATTAATGACACACTTGAAGAACTCATATATAAATTTAATACATATTAAATTTGTAAATGATTAACTAAATTATTTATTATATTTATTCATCATTATCTAATGAACTTAATGCTAATTCACAAGCTAATTGCTCAGCCTTCTTCTTAATTTTATGTGTTCCTTCACCTAAAAATACAAATACCTTACCTATTTTATCAACCACTTCTTGGATCTTGTCAAATGAACTATATTCGCTAAATGGAACTGCATCCTCTACATTTACTTCATATATTGGTTGACCTAAACATAAGTAAACACCCATATGATACCCTGTATCGCTATCATGATCTATTTCCAAATAATCTGGAGTAGTTTTAAACGTTTTTTGTATTTTCACCTGTAAAATGTTTTTATAATTATCATCATTTTTAATCAATTCAATCCAATTAACATGTTCTTCAAAAATCTTTTCAACAAAAATTTGGGCGGCCTGAAATCCTGGTCCTGTTACAAACAGATTCTCAAACCATTTTTCATCATCCTTTACTACTATTTTATTATGATCTAAAAATAATGCTCCTAAGAAAGCTTCAAACAAACATCCTAATTTCTTTAAGTTAGTCCTAGTTTTTTTCTCTTCGGCGTGTTTTGACATTATCAACCACTTATTTATTTTCATTTCATATGCTAGTCTACCAATAGATTCATTCTTTACTAATGCTATCTTTTTCTCTGTCATAAAACCTTCATTCTCTTTAGGGAATCTACGATATAAATAATATTTTGTTATTGCTTCTAATATTCCATCTCCTAAAAATTCCAATCTCTCATTAGATTTTTGTTTTAATGGTAGACAATCATCTGGTTGGTCTACTATAGTAATATTTTGCTGTTCATTTTCCAATGCTGGCCTTTTTGTATAGGATTTGTGTACAAAAGCACGTTTGTATAATCCTAGATTACTTACATTTCCTGGTAAACCATATCTTTTTAGAATAGATTGAACTTCGCTCAATCTAATCTCTTTATTATTATGATTAAATGGATTAAAAATTAAACCTTCGTCGGTTGCATGAACATCATCTTCTTGTAAAAGCTTAGTATCAAATAGTGCTGACATTATAATTTATATATTGAATAATCTTTATGTTGATTGAATTTATTTTGTAAAAGTATTATAAGTATGAATAATTTTAACATTATTGATAATGGACATGATACCTATCACACAAATAATGTTTATACTAAAGGTCTTCTTTTTTTAGCTCTAACAGTTATGGGTAACTTTGTAGCTGAAACATTAGGTTGTAGTACTCAAAGACTTCTAACTAATAATAGAATTGCAAAATTATCTGTGATATTTTTCTTAATTTATTTTACATTAAATATTGCTGCTGATATAGATGGAAAACAAATGCATCCATTAAAAGAACTTGGAATGTCTTTTATATTATGGATTGCATTCATTATATTTACTAAAACAACCGTATTATATAAAATAATAATATTCATAAGTTTATGTTTACATTATGTATTAGGAAATTTTAATACTTATTATAAAAACATTCATGATAGTACATACATTGATCTAATTAAAATTATAGATAAATCAATCGTATTTATTATAATCACAACCACAATTGTAGGATTTATAAAGTATATTTTAAAAGAAAAACGTGAACACCAATATTTTTCATGGTACAAGTTTTTTATTGGTGTAGATAAATGTCATATTAAATAATATTCAACATATATATAATGCCATTAGGTGGATATTTATCTGGTAGTATAACTGCTCGCAATACAGCTAAGATGTCTAGACATAATCAAGGAGGTGGTCCAAAAAAAGCTGGTTTAGCGCCAAAAAGTGCTTGGATGAGACAAGGGATGAGTAATTTAAAATACGTCAAAGATTGCAGTAGTAGAGCTACTACTACTATATGTCATAGTGGATGTAATATTACATCAATTAATCCAACTACAGGCAAAACAACATATAAAAAAGTTATTTTTGATCCTATCACCGGTAAAAAAAAAGAGATCGTATGTAATATACCAACTACATCTAGACCAGCTACATCTGGTGGTGTTGGTGCTAAAAATACTCCAAGAACTAGATGTTGTCAATAAGTATTTAAATAATACATCAATAATAATACAAATGAAGATTATTATTGATAATAGAGAAAGTTCGTTAATCAAATTAATAGAAAATTCACTATCTAACAGTGACATGCCACATTTAACATGTAAAGTTGAACAACTTGATATTGGTGATATTAAAATTGTTTCTGATGATAACAAAACACAACTCATATTTGAGAGAAAGCTTATATCAGACTTAGCCTCATCTATTTCTGATGGACGTTATAATGAACAATCATTTAGATTAGATAAATGTGGATTACATAATCACAATATATTTTATCTTATTGAAGGTGATCTAAAAAATTTTAAACCATACAAACGCTCTAGAATATCCAAGGACGCATTATACTCGTCGCTATTTACGTTGTCATATTATAAAGGGTTTTCTGTGTATAGAACGGATAATTGTCATGAATCAGCAAATTTACTAATAAAGATTGCTGATAAATTACACAGAGAAATGAAATCAGGTAAAAGACTACCATATTATAATTTAGATACAGACAGTGATAATACATCCGTATCTAGTAATAATAATGATTATGTTGATACCATCAAAACCCAAAAGAAAAATTTCATAACTAAAGATAATATTACACAAATTATGTTAATGCAAATACCTGGTGTCAGTGCAAATTTTGCAAATATTATTACTAATGAATTCAAAACTATGATTGATGTTATATGTGCACTTCAAGAAGACATTCACTGTCTTGATCATTTAACATATAAGACATCTACTGGTAAAGTTAGAAAAATTAGTAAAACTTGTATTGAAAATATTAAAACCTATGTGTTACAAGAAACTGAATAGATTTATGTATTTAAAAACAATCCTAGAATATATTTCATAATGCCAATAATTGCTGAATATATATGGTTAGGTGGTAACGATGAATTACGATCTAAAATTAGAGTTGTTGAACAACCTATCAACCCTGAACAGATAAACTCATGGTCTGAATGGAATTATGATGGAAGTTCAACTGATCAAGCTGAAGGATTGAATTCTGAATTAAAAATTAAACCTGTTGCTGTTTATAGAAATCCATTTTACCCTGGAGGTGTTTTACTTTTATGTGAGACATTTGATAAAAATGATAATCCATTAGATACTAATACAAGACATGCTGCTGCTCAAATTTTCCATTCTGTTTCACTAGAAAAACCTTGGTTCGGTATTGAACAAGAATATTTTATTATAGGTGATAAATATCCTATTCATAAATTTGGAGATCAAACTATTAAATTAGAAAATGGTGGATATGAACCTTGTATACTACAGGGACAATATTATTGTAGTGTAGGTAGTAAAAACGCTTTCTATAGAGAAGTTGCAGAAGAACATATGAAATTATGTATTGCTACAGGATTGACTGTTAGTGGAATAAACGCTGAAGTCGCTCCTTGTCAATGGGAGTATCAAATCGGACCATGTGAAGGTATTACAGCAGGTGACGAGATGTGGATTTCACGATGGATTATGGAAAGATTAAGTGAAAAACATGACGTAGTTATTGATTGGAGTCCTAAACCGTTTTCCCAAATAAATGGTAGCGGATGTCACACTAATTTTAGTACTAAAAAAATGAGAGATGCTGGTGGAATCAATTGTATTTATGATGCAATAGAAAAACTTCGCAATACACATAATGAACATATGGCGGTATATGGTAAGAATAATGATAAAAGAATGTCCGGACTTTATGAGACTGCTAAATTTGATGAATTCAGTTTTGATCCAGAAAAACCCGTAGATAGAGGGGCGTCTGTAAGAGTAGGATATGATACTATTGGTAATAAATGTGGTTATTTTGAAGATAGACGACCTGCTTCTAATATGGATCCTTACCTTGTTACGTCCAAAATCGCTGCTACTGTTTGTTTATAATAGGTTTAAACAAATATCATAAAATTATATAAATGACAGAAAACTATTTAATAAGAGTTGCATGGTATGATAGAGATACAAACAAATATGATTGGGGATCTTGGAAACATTTTAAACTTATTAAAGAAATGAAAGATTGGGTCTACAAACAAAATAGATTGTATCCAATAATTAGATATTGGATAGAATATAAAGAAAATTATGATAGTACAGAAATTAAAAATATAGAGGAGATAAACTATATTAAGGTTGATAATGAAAATAATAACGATAGTGATTAT